TTCAACAGCATCGAGGCCCGCGTGCTCGCGTGGTTTGCTGGCGAGCAGTGGCGCATGGATGAGTTCAATGGCGAGGGGTTGATTTACGAACGCAGCGCGGAACGGCTCTTTGGACTGCCGCACGGCAGCGTCACCAAATCCAGCCCCGAACGCGCACGCGGCAAGGTGGCCGAGCTGGCACTTGGGTATGGCATGGGGGCACCGAAATTTCGCACCCAAGCCCGGCAGCAATATCGCTACCACCTCACCGAAAACGAAGCGAGCGACATCGTGAACCGCTGGCGCGCAGGCAGCCCCGCTATCATGAAACTATGGCGCAGCATGGAACCCGCAGCGAAAAGGGCTATCGTGGAGAAAAAGCACGGTCACTTGACGCAAGGGGCGTTCTACTACAAAGACGGCCCGCTACTACGATTGCATATGCCCAGTGGCCGCAGTCTTAGCTATGTGCGCCCCAGTATCAAGGGCGGCAGCATTCACTTTCAAACGAAGCTAGGTAAGAACTGGGTCACGAACGGCACGTGGTACGGCACACTGGTGGAGAACCTTGTGCAGGCCGCCGCACGTGACTGTTTGGCTGCTGCGCTGCTTGCATTGCACGCTGAGGGCTATGAGATTGTAGCCCACGTGCACGATGAGGTGGTGATTGAGGCCCCTGCGTCCGTGACGGTGGACGAAGTGTGTGAGGTCATGGCGCAGCCACTACCGTGGGCAAACGGCTTACCGTTGCGTGCGGCGGGGTTTGAAGCAGATTATTATCGAAAGGATTGAGTGTATGCCAGAAAAATGCTGTCGCACATGCTGGTTTTATGACGCAGGGTCTTGCGACAATTCAACGTTCACCGTTGACGAGTTCCCACTATGGCGGTTTGAAGAAGATGGTGCGCTACGGCTAGCAGTAGAAGAACTAGTTGGGCGTGAAAATGCAGAAACCGCCATTGAGCAAATAGCTTCAGCAATCGAAAATCACAATTTTAGGTGGGATAGCCGCCCACAAATAGACGACCCGGGTAGGTTCTACTGTAGTGAATGGAGGTAACCGCACAATGGGCAGAGAAGACTTTGAGGGCTTTCATCTTGAGTATAAAGCCCGCGTTGCGAAAACCCCTGCGCGAGTTCAGTACGCTATCGAGCAGCTAACCGCCGCAGGCGTTGAGTTCACCATCAAGAACGAAAGTATCGGCCACTTCCATTGTCGCCGCAAATCCGACGACAAGCTATTCAATTTTTGGGCGGGCACTGGGAAGATACAAGGCTACGACCGCGAGCGCGGTATCCATGCGCTGATAAAACTGCTTAATGCATAGAAAGGTTGTCGTTATGAGATTAAAACGGTGGGCTGCTAACGTGCTAGAGTGCATGCTATTGCACTTGGTCAAAAGTGAGTTTCCGACTGAAGTTATCATCGCGTATGTGCCCAAAGACAAAGTGCGGTTGAAGAAATAGCCCGCAAAAAAAAACAAGGTGGACTACACCATGAAACTAACCATCGCAACCGGCGACAGCCGGAAATGCATCAACTGGAAAAACGAAGAAACGACGTGGGATGCGCTCATCAAGCGGCTCAGTGAGCCGACGCGCACGCAAGAGAGTGTTGCCGAGTACAAAGCCCTGCCGAAATCTCGGCGTGATGAAATTAAGGACGTGGGTGGCTTTGTTGGCGGGCAGCTGCGCGGCGGGCGGCGCAAGGCTGATGCGGTTATCAGCCGCAGCCTGCTCACGCTCGACCTTGACAGCGTGCCCAGCGGGGAAGACCCGTGGTTTGACGTTGGCATGCTGGACTGCGCGGCAGCGATGTACAGCACGCACAGCCACACAGTTGAAGCCCCACGGCTACGCGTGGTTATCCCGCTAAGCCGCCCGGTCACGCCGGATGAATACGGCGCGATCAGCCGCTGGGCGGCAAAGGAAATCGGCATTGATCGCTGCGACGACACTACCTATGAACCGCACCGGCTCATGTATTGGGGCAGCGTGCCCCGTGACGGCGAATATCGCTTTGAGGTGCAGGACGGCGAGCCCCTCGATGTTGACGCGGTGCTGGCCACATACAACGACTGGCGCGACACCGCCCAGTGGCCTACCAGTGGCCGGCGCGAGGTCATACGCAAACTGGCCAGCAAGCAAGGCAACCCACTAGAAAAGCCGGGACTCATCGGCGCGTTCTGCCGGGCACACACCGTCAGCGCAGCCATTGACACGTTCTTGCCGGGTGTATATGTCCCCTGCGGCGATGGACGCTATACTTACGCTGAGGGTAGCACTGTGGGCGGGCTGGTGGTCTACGATGGCGACACGTTCGCCTACAGCCACCACGCGACCGACCCCTGCGGTGAACGCCTTGTCAATGCTTTCGACATGGTGCGGTTGCACAAATTTGGCGACAAGGACGAGCGCGCCAAACCTGATACCCCCGTGAACAAGCTGCCCAGCTTCATGGCCATGTGCGAGTTCGCAGGCAAAGATAAAGCGGTATCGCTGGAGTTGCTCAAAGAGGCTCTCGACGATGACGGCGAAGCCGCCACGTGGGGTGACCTGCTCAACTATGATAGCAAGGGCAATGTCGCTCCCACAGCAAATAATATCGTGGTGATCCTCACGCACGACGCGCGCGTCGCGGGTAAATTCTACTTTGATGAGTTCCGGCTACGGCCTATCATCTGCGGCGACCTGCCGTGGTCGCCTCTTGCCCTGCGCGCAACCGATGTTTGGACGGACACGGACGACGCCGCGCTGCGGGTCTGGTTAGAAGAAAAATATCACCTCACAAACAAAACAAAAATCGCCGACGCACTCAAACTGGCGATGTTTGAAAGCAAGCGGCACCCGCTACGCGAGGAACTCGAGCGGCTCGGCAAGGCGCACAGCAACACGGGCGATGTCGAAGAAGCCCTATTTATGTTAGGTGCCCCCGATACCCCCTACGTACGTGCAGTGACTAAGTGCTTCTTTGTGGGGCTTGTAGCACGCATTTTTGAGCCCGGCTGCAAGCATGACCACATGCTGGTGCTCTATGGCCCGCAGGGCTGCGGTAAATCCTCATGGGCGGAATGGGTGGCAAGCAAACGGTGGTTCAGCGACAGCCTCTACAGCATGGCGGGCAAGGATGCCTATGAACAGCTGTGGAGTAAGTGGCTGCTTGAAGTAGGCGAGATGGCCGCCATGACCAAGTACGAGGTGGGCCAAGTCAAGGCCTTTGTCAGCAAGATGGTAGACAGTTTTCGCGCAGCCTACGCGGTGCGCTCTGAAGATCACCCACGGCAATGCGCGTTTATCGGCACAACCAACGAGCGTGAGTTCATGCGCGATCAAACAGGCGGTCGCCGATTCTGGGCAGTTGAGGTGGGCATGCGCGGCATCGAAACACTGCACCTGCGCACAGCGGAGTACCGCGAGCAGCTGCTATCTGAAGCCGTGCGGCTGTACTGGGCCGGTGAGAAATGGCACCTATCGGCGGAAATGGAGGACGAAGCCCGCGCCGTACAAGAGGCGCATACGGAAAAATTGAGCATGCACGATACCATCGTTGAGTGGCTGGAAAGACCGCTGCCCGCGGACTGGGCTAGCAGGACAATTGACCAGCGGCTTGAGTTTTGGCGACCAATGGCGGACTTTGGCAAGCCCGAAACGGGCACGCTGGAACGCACAACGGTATGCCCCCGCGAGGTGTGGCTGGAGTGCTTTGGCGGCAGCGTCCAGCGGTTCGCTGAAAGCCAAAAAATATCCCGCGACATCACGGCGGTGCTAAATACGATGCCAAACTGGGAGCGGGATAAAGTGCAAAAACGGCACCCGCAGTACGGATTGCAGCGGCTGCACCGGCGTAACACTTAGCCTGAAAACGGGTGTAACACTGCAAAATTAGGCAGCAACAGTGTTGCAAGTGTGACAAAAGCAGTGTGACAGTGTTACGGCAGTGTGACGCACTGTGTGACAGCAGAAAACTCTTTATTATCAACGTTTTTACCCCTTTTGTCACACTGTAACACTTAATTATAAATAAAAAATATTATTATATTAGGTAATGTATATAGTACCTAAATACACCTAATCACGTATACTCAACGCGTGTGCCTGCGCGAGTGTGCGCGTGCGAGTATTATAATATAACTATTAGGAGACTACACATGCGAGAAAAAACCGTCGAGCAATATCTGTGCCGCCGTGTGAAAGAGGTGGGCGGTAAAGCCTACAAGCTTGTGAGCCCGGGCAATGATGGGATGCCCGACAGGTTGGTGTGCTTACCGGGCGGCAAAGTCATTTTTGTAGAGACCAAAGCACCCGGCAAAACACCCGACCCACGGCAGCTGTATCGGCACCTTGAACTTCTACGGCTAGGGCTCCTGCCGTGGACAGTTGATAGCAAAGAGCGTGTAGACCAGTTTATCCTGTGCGAAGCGGAGGAGGTGATGCCGAATGATATACCAGCCGTTTGACTACCAGCGTTTCGCAGAGCAATTCATCGTTGACCACGAAGCCGCCGGACTACTGCTGGATATGAGGCCGTGGGACTAGGCAAAACAGTCATCACCCTATCCGCCGTGCTGCGGCTGCTGTATGACTATTTCACCGCTGATCGTGTGCTGGTTATCGCCCCCCTGCGCCCGGCGGTGGACACGTGGCCGCCCGAGATAGCCAAGTGGGCACACCTGCGTGGGTTGTCGTGCGCGGTAGCTGTGGGCACAGCCCCGCAACGCATGGCCGCGTTGCAGCAGGGTGCCGACATTACCATCATCAACGTGGATAACGTGGAGTGGCTAGTGAACCACTACAAGCAGCGGTGGCCATTCGACATGGTGGTGATCGATGAACTCAGCGGCTTCAAGTCTGCCGGTAGCAGAAGGTTCCGAGCGATGAAGCGTGTGCGCAAGTATATCAAGCGCATTGTTGGGCTGACTGGCACGCCGGGCGATTTGATTGGCCTGTGGTCACAAATTTACCTGCTGGATGAGGGCAAGGCACTGGGGCGTACACTGACAGGCTACCGTGAGCAATATTTTCGTGCCGCCAAGTACGTCCACGGTCGCCCGGTGCAATGGGAGCCTAAGTCGGGTGCCGAAGCTGAGATATATAAACGCCTTGAGGGTTTATGTATCAGCATGAAAACGGCTGACTACTTGCAGCTACCCGAACGACTAGACATCATTCGCATGGTACCCTTGCCGAACGACGCGATGGCGCAGTATCGACAAATGGAGCGCGATATGCTGCTACCGTATGCCGATGGCTACATCGATGCCGGTAGCGCGGCGGTGCTGTCCAACAAGCTGTTGCAGATGACCGGTGGTGCCGCTTACGACGGCGACGGGAACACTGTGGTGCTGCATCGCGCCAAGCTGGACGAATTGCAGCAGTTGGTGGACGAAGCCAATGGGCAACCCCTGCTTGTGTTCTATGGTTACAAGCACGAGCTTGAGCGCATCCAGCAGCAACACCCCGACGCGGTTGAGGTGCGCAGCCCCAACGCCGTAGAACGGTGGAACCGTGGCGAGATACCCATGCTGCTTGCCCACCCCGCCAGTGCCGGGCACGGCCTTAACCTGCAAGCAGGTGGCAGCACTGCCGTGTGGTACTCCCTGCCGTGGAGCTTAGAGCTGTACCAACAGGCTTGCAAGCGGCTACACCGCATGGGGCAGCAGCACACGGTGCGCATCTTCCACTTGGTGGCCAAAGGCACCATTGACGAGCACGTGCTTGATGTGCTTTCTGGCAAGGCAAAGACGCAAGATGGATTATTACACGCTCTTAGGGCTAGAATTGAGGCGATATGATGAGCCACCAAGACGCACTTAACTATGCCGAAGTGGGCACCGGCAGGGTGTATATTTATACCGTTCGCGAAGACGGCAAGGCGATAAAAACTAGCCGAAAGCGTTACGTGGAAAGCCGGGTGACCCCATACTTAAAGCGCGGGCATGCTGTGGTTAAAATCAACGGCAAAGAGTTCACGCTTAAAAATCTTGTCGCCGCGAAGTTCCACAAAGACTACTTCGCGGGTGCCTATGTAGAGGTGATTGACGGCAACCCTTTCAACTGTCGCGTGCAGAATTTGCGCATCTACAGCCAGTCCGAACACGGCAAGCGCACGGGATACCGCAGTGGCTCCCAGCCCGTGGTGGTTGACGGTGTTAAGTACCGCAGTGTCCGCGCTGCTGCAAAGGCACTGCATTGCAGCTATCAGACCCTACTTGACTACATCAACGGCGACGCTAAGCATTCTGTGCTTGCTGGCGTTCGTGTTAATTGCGTTGACAAAAAAAACCGTGATGGAGGTGAAGCATGACCAGTAAAGACTACCTACGACAATACCGCTGCGCCGAACGTCGGCTGTTTGACCTTGACGAACAAAAACATATCCTGTGGGTGAAGATGGAAAAAGTGACTGGCTTGTATGCTGAGCCTATTGGTCACACACGTTCAACCAACACGCTGCCCACGCTTATGGCTGAGTATATCGCCCGTGAGCATGCACAGGCCGTTGAACGGCAGCAATGCGCCAGTATTATGAGCGAGGTGCGCCACACTATTTGCGCAGTTGCCGATAAACGACTGCGCACGCTGTTGGAATATCGCTACTTAGACGGTTTCGATTGGGAACAGGTGGCTAACTTGATGCAGTTTAGCGAGGAATACGTGAAACGCGATTTGCATGACGCGGCCATGCAAAAAATAAACCCCCTTTTACCCACTTCATCCCCCTTGTAACCCACTCGCAAAGGTGATATAATAGTACCGTGGAATTTTATCAAACGGCCACCAGTTTTGACGCTGGAGGTTTTACTATTGCAAAAAATAGGTGGTGGGAGATGTGACAAGACAGCGGCGCATGTTTGCAGATGAGTACATTATTGACTGCAACGGAACACGCGCGTATAAGGTCGCTTACCCACATGTGAAAAGCGATGCTTCGGCAGCGACGTGCGCCGGACGATTGTTGAGAATTGTTGAGGTTAAAGAGTACATCGAAAAACGCCTTGCCGCCGCCGAAGCTTCCCGAATTGCTGACGGCGATGAAGTGCTGCGATACCTCAGCGATGTCATGCGCGGTGAGGTGAAAGAAGACGTGGTTGTGGTCGAAAACATCGGCGACTTTATGAGCGAGGCTCGCGTCTTGCAAAAACACGTTTGCGCCCGTGACCGCACAAAGGCGGCTGAGCTGCTTGGCAAGCGGCACCGCTTGTTTACCGACGTTGTTGAGCACAAAGATACTGGCATGCTCGAAAAGCTAATAGCCGGGGTGGAAGACGATGATGCCAAATAGTGTGTACACCCCAAAGCAGCTTGAACTGCTGCGCCTGTGGCGCAAGGGTAAACTCAAACACATCAACATCCTATCCGGCTCTGTGCGCAGCGGCAAGACGTGGATCAGCTTAGTGCTATGGGCGTTCTGGGTGGCTAGCATGCCCGAGGACGGCACGTACCTCTTGGCGGCCAAGACGCTCACCAGTCTGCGCCGCAACTGCCTTGATTTGCTGCAAGAGCTAGTAGGCACCGACAACTTCACATACAGCATTCCGCAAAAGCAGGCTCGCCTGTTTGGGCGGTTGATTTATTTAGAGGGCTGCAACGACGCCCGCGCCGAAAGCAAAATCCGCGGCATGACCTTGCATGGCGCATACTGCGACGAACTCACGCAATTCACGCATGAGTTTTTTGAGATGCTACTCACACGGCTGTCTGCGCCAAAGGCAAAGCTTTTCGCTACCACCAACCCTGATAGCCCGCGCCACTGGCTGAAAGAAAAATACATCGATCGGCGCGATGAGTTAGACATACTCTACCTGGAATACCTCATCGAGGACAACACGTTCCTTGCGCAAGACTTCATCGACCGCCAAAAAGCTTATCATACTGGCGTGTTCTACGAACGCTTCATTTTAGGCCGCTGGGTGCTCGCTGAGGGGCTTATTTACCCGATGCAGGCACAAGGGCATGGTGTTGTGCCAGACGACCCAGAACGTCGCTATACGCGCTATTTTGTGTCTGTGGACTATGGCACCGTTAACCCATTCTCTGCGGGGCTGTGGGGCTACAGCAACGGCGTGTGGTATCGCATCAAGGAATATTACTACGATAGCCGTAAGAAAAAGCACCAGCGCACTGACGATGAGCACTACACGGGTCTGTGTGAACTCATCGGCGACATATACCCAGAAAGCATCATCGTTGACCCAAGCGCAGCCAGTTTTATTGCTACCATCCGCAAAGCCGGTAAATACGACGTGCGCAAGGCAAAGAATGACGTTGTTGACGGCATCCGTCGCGTGGCCAGCGCTTTTTCGACTGGTAAAATCGAAGTCGTGGACACCTGCGCCGGTGCGATCGGCGAGTTCGGCACGTATCGATGGGATGAAAAAAGCTTAAAGGATGAGCCGATAAAAGAAGGCGACCACGCAATGGATGATATTCGATATTTTGTGAACACCGCAAGCGAGTGGTTCGAGGTGTAAGGAGATAGCATGCTAACAGACTTGAATTTTCTGCAAACAGGGCAACAGTGGCCGCCACCCGGCGAGGTTGAGCGTCTCAAAACCTATGCAGCGCACAAAAAACTGTTTGAGAATAAACATGCCAAAGTTTACAAAAACGCGTTCGAGAGACTTGCGCGCAAGACCGGTGTGAGCTATTCTGCGGTACTCAACTACCAACGGTTGATGTCGCTGAAATTGGCGGACTTAGCTGTTGGGCAGCCGCCGAGCATCTCGGTGCCGGACGCAAATGGCGCGATTGATACAAAACGGCAAGCGGCTGTTGAAAAATACCTGTGCGATACGCAGCTGCTGCGCAAGCTGTTCACTGGTGTAATCGATATGTCGCGTTATGGTAATGCCGTGCTGCAACAAGGTAAACGCAACGGTCACAGCGTGGTTGACGTGTCACCGCCGTGCCGATGGTTCCCAGTGGTGTCAGCGCAGAATATCCATGAACTTGAATATCAGGTGCTTGCGCACACGTGGAAATCCGACGCAAAACGAAAAGAGTGGCGGCTCACGGTAGAGATTCACAAAGTTGCAGAACCCGGCAAGTGCGAAGTGCGAACATACCAGCTGCAAGGGCAAGAGGATGGCTGGCGCATCGGCAAAGAATTAACGAACGGGGACGGCAAAACAGATACCGGCTTAGGTTTTTGCCCTGTCTATGTGCTATCTAACGTGCAAACGTCCGACTGCGTTTTTGGGCTAGATGACTATGACACGATCGACAGTCTAGTATCTGAGCTTATCGTGCGTTTTGCACAAGTTAGTAGAATACTTGACGTGCATGCCGATCCCAGCATGCAAGGGCCATCAAGTGCACAGAATGTTAACCCACAGACAGGCGAGCGCACGATAAAACCCGGAAAATTCTTCACGCGCAACGATGATCAGCCGCCGGTTGAGTACATCACGTGGGATGGACAGCTTGATGCTGCGTTTCGGCAAATTGAGTTGCAGCTTAACCAGCTCTACAGCATATCCGAGATGGGCGCGGCGGTGTTTGGCGACCTAAGCAGCCGCACCGGTGCAGTGCCAAGCGGCAGTGCGTTGCGCCGCTTGATGGTGTCGCCGCTGGCCAAAGTTCAGCGCATGGCATGTAGCATCACCCCGGTGCTGCGGCAAATCATTGCCGACGGCGTAACAGCCACCGGCACGCCGCTGCTGCCCGAAGAAATATCCATCAAGTGGAATGACGGCTTGCCAGGCGATGAGGCCGAAGAAGCTGCCACAATGAACGTCCGCACCGGTGGGCAGCCAACAATCAGCCAGCACACTGCAATTCAGCGTTTGGACAATAAAAGCCCAGACGATGTAGAGACGGAACTGGAACGCATGCGCACGGAACAGGCAGCGCGCACAGCACCGGTGCTTAGCTACTTGACTGAAGAACTGCCGGAGGTGGATGATGACGGAAGCCCAACGACTGGCTAAGATATTCACCGAGGCTCGCAATCGTCTATATGACACCATTGTGAATTATCAAGGCGTGGGCACAAAAACCTACGCCAATGAGATTTTGCAATCGCTTAACCGTGAAATTGCACGGTTGCAGGCAGTCAGCGACCTGTTTACCAACAACGAGATTCCACGACAATATCAGCGTGGTTTGGATGAAACCTACCGTCATTTTCAGCGCAATAACCTGCGCATGCAGTCCCCGCAACACTTCGCGGTGTTGCACGCCGATGCGATCTATGATATTTCCCGCGAGATGCAGTTCAATATCGACAGCGGACTAATCACCATCGGCAGGCAGGTGCAGCGTTACGTTGATATTGCCCAGGCTGACGCGCTACGCCAGATGGGGCTTGAGCAGGCTGCGATAAACCGCGCCACCGGGGGCACCGTGCGCGATATGCGCAATGCTATGATACGCGAGCTGCAAACAGGCGGGTTTATGACTGTGCAGTACGGTGAAGGGCCGCGTGCCAAGCAGGTGCCCATTGATGTTTACGCCGCGATGGTGGCGCGCACCACCACCCGGGAGGCGGGCAACAGCGCACGCGCTAATCAGATGACTGCCAACGGCTATGATCTGCTCATGATGAGTGAGCACTTTCCCACGTGCCCCAAATGCGCACCGCTGCAAGGGCGGGTATACAGCATCACAGGCGGCGATCACCGATTCCCCAACATCAACGAGGCTTGGGCCGATGGTTATAAAACCGTTCACCCGAACTGCATTCACGTGTTCACGCCGTGGATCGAGGAATTGGCTACCGACAAGGAAAAAGCTGACGCACTGGCCAAAAGCAACGCGCCTTTTGAGGACACACGCGGTGCAGCTGAGCGCAAGCTCTATGATGAACAGCAGGCCAAAAATCGCGCCCTGCGTCAAGAGGTACACCAGTATGAGCGGTACAAGGCACGCTTGGGCGAAAACGCGCCAAAGACGCTAGCGGCGTTTCGACGTATCAAGCGCGCTGATGGTGAAGCCTGGGGGCGATTGCAACGGCATTATACCGCCATTGGGCATTACAACAAGGCCGTGGCACGTGAGCCTACCATCACACAGGCAGTTCAAAACGTGGCCGATACCAGCGGTCTGCAACTGGCTGGGCTAGAACACCGCATTAAATCGCCTGAATCCTACCTGCGAAAAGTCGACGCTGAATTTGCGAGAGGCAACAACTCATACGAGGTGCGCGACATTCTGCGTTATACTGGCACGGCACCGCCTGCCGATTTAACAGATAATACGCTACAAAGCATTGACAACTTGCGGGATATGGGGTATAATACAAGTAGTATTAAAAATTCGTGGGATAACGCGAAAAATCCATATAAAGGCGTAAACACAACCGTGCGCGCTCCAAATGGGCAGGCGTTTGAAGTGCAATATCACACACCGGAGAGTTTTGCGATAAAACAAGCGCAGCATGCATTTTTTGAGGAAGCGCGTTCGCTCTCCCCAACGTCAAGCCGCGTAGTCGAACTCAATGAGGCTATGCATACGCTGTCCGAGCCGCTAACACGGCCAACAAGAATAGATGAGGTGAGCTAGCATGGATCGCACTGAATATGTTCGGTTGCTTTCAAAAGAGCACAAAGGCATAATTGTTCGTTGCGTCGGGCGCAAGCAATATCAATACGATGCAAAAAATGGCTGGGTGCCGAGCGGTATTTTGCTTGCTTATTTCTGGCCAGACGACCCATACTATGAGATGTACGAAGAAATCACCGAGCAAGAGGCTCTTGCGCTGACCGCATAGCACAAACTTCATAACCAACCGTCTACCCGTTGAGGGCAGGCGGTTTTTTCATGCCTAAACCGCGGCCCGGTGCTGCGTTTAGATAAAACACGGCTTGATGCCAAACAAGGAGGATGCCTAGATGGCTGACGAAACCAACAAAACCACACCAACCGACCC